CTTGTGTTGGGTGAGTGCAGTTTGGTAAGTTTAACGCGCGGAACCAACAAAACCACGCGGACGTTGCCACAACCCGCTAGAGAGAAACGTCTACAGTAACAATCGATTCGAACTTGGTATCCCACAGTGCCCGAGGTATCTTCGGGGCGATGTGGGGACTCGTTTTCGTACCCTTCCGATTGACGCGCTGGAATCCCAGGATTCCGTCACAGACCGATGTGTAGCACTCGATTAAATCATTCTCCCAAACGCCGTAGACGTTGTGGAGGAAGGAGCCTAGATAGTCGGGGTCGATAGTGTCGGCGTTGATAGTCAATTGTCGCAGTTCCTCTGCAGTGTATTTGTACGCCATAGCCTGATTTCTCATATCCATAAAAGGCTTAGGCGACAGTTGTTCGGCTGTATTGAGCAGGAGTACTCGTAAGGACGCGATGTGTCGATGTTCATAGGCGGCGGATAGTAACTTGCCCGCCATATAGTCTTCATCGGACACTGCACGGTTGTTGTTCGACCGTACAGGCAATTTGCACACAACGCGCCCAAAAGAGGGCACGGGGAAGGTTCTTTTGACACTGGGCACGAAGCGCTTGCGCAAGAACGTTGCTTGCTCGCGTTTCTCCACGATGACTCCTTCAGTCTTCATGCCCGATCCAGCGGCCACACAGGCGAACTTCTTAGCAAGAGTGGTCCGACACTGCTGTGTGTACACAAGTCCATCATCCCCGTATACCAAAGTGGTACTTTCCGTGATCCCAGCTTGCTGCAGAGCCGCCAAGGAGGTGGCTGCATTGACATAACCGTTGCCAGTGGTGGTAGTAACCTCACCACTCCAACGCTGACCCTTCACTTGGCCTTTGACACCGTATCGCGTGAACACCCTCACACTAGTGTTGGCAGCAAACTCACGGACGAACCACTTTGGCGCGCCAAGTTTGTAGTAAAACATGGCTTCATGCTTACGAACAGCCGCGGGTTGCGTCCCGTCGTTGTTCTTAAAGTCGTTCTCGAAAGCCTGCCCTGGGGTGTGATGAATGATATCAGCGATCTCGTCAGCGGTCATTCCCACGCAATAGATGACTTCATTCCCTTTGTTCTTGGGATTCTTGCGGGAGAGTTCCTCAGCGATACGGCGAGAAAGGTAGTACACAACGGACCCCATGACAAGGTTGTACATGTCGCCACCTTGGTAGACGACACGGGGCTGGGATCCATCGTGCTTGAGTAAAACCTCGGATTTCGCAAAGACAGTTTTGTCATTGTACCCGGGCAGGGTGAAGTCCTGCGAGTCAAGTAGGGCCTGTAGCCTCTCCCGCTTTTGACCGCTCATCTCAGTGAGATAAGCGTCAATCATGCCAAGATCAAGCCGAATTTCTTCGCGCTCATGGATAACATCCATGAGCAAGGCGTGGCCCCGCATGAACTCGGGGCCCACGTCATCGGCGGGGGCATGATCACACCGTTTCTTAACAGCGTGGAGAGTGGCAGCCTCTGACTGCGCAACAACCTGCACGGGCACACCTTCGATAAGCGCACCCTTGATAGGGTGGGCCGTACCTTGGGGCTCGGTCGTCTTCGTGACATTGACACTAGGTTTAATGTTGTGATAGCACACCTCAGTCGTGAAGTCAAAGGGACGATTGCCTGTAACCCCTCCAACCAATGGTGTGGCTCTCGAGAACTCATAAGTGAGTTCTCCGAACGTAATAGTTTGTGACATTGTAGATATATCAATAAATGTATGAATGAAT